CGAATAACCGCCCGACCTATCCGACACAATGCGCAAGTGCCGGATAGGAACGGCAAAATTTTTTACACTTCTATTACTTCTTTATCACACATCAGCAAACAGGCAGAGTATGAAATCGTAGCCGTGTTCAAGACCGTTGCGTACAGCTCCGAGGGCTTCCGCTACTATGACTTTGTAGATGCCGAGGACGAGAAAGCCTTTGACGAGTATGTAAGCAAGTGCAAGGAGTTTGCCCTGTATGATACGGGCGTGACCGCCGAATACGGTGACAAACTCATTACTCTTTCCACCTGCGAATATTCCGCACAGAACGGCAGGCTTGTGGTGGTAGCAAAAAAGATTGCCTGACTGCTCCAGAGCTTGTAAGAAAGGAGGGCTTCTATGGCAGATATAAAAACCAGAGATGCGGTCAAAGGTACGATAAAGACCATAGACAAAGCCGCCGTTGCTTCCGAGCGAATGAAATCCGCTTATGCCAAGACAAAGGATAAAGCGGAACAAGGGTATTATGCGGACGAAAGCTCTGCCACCGAGTACGCTGCCGACAGAGTTTCCTGTGCTTCCGAGCGTGTGACCGAGGAAGGCGTACACCAATTCAATAAACAGGGTCAGAAAAGTATTCAGACCACACAGGAGAATATCGGAAAGACAAAGGACAAGATTGCCGATTTCAAGCAAAAGCGGGCTGCCAAAGCCGCCGAGCAGAGAATGGAAAGGAATATGTCAGAACAACACGGCTTGCAGATCCGTCACGGAACTGCAAGCCGTTCTGCTGCTCCCGATATGCCCCAGAGTGGGAAAAGCCAGCTCATAAAGACCCGTCAGCAAAGCAGGAAAACCATTAAGACCACCGCCCGAAATGCAGAAAAGGCGGTAAAGTCTACGGCGAAAGGCTCGGTCAAAACAGCCGAAAGAGGTGTAAAAACCGCACAGGCTACCTCTAAGGCAACAATCAAAACTGCCGAGCAGACGGCAAAGGCAACGAAAGAAGCGGCAAAGGCTTCTGCGAAAGCCGCCCAGAAAGCGGCACAGGCGGCAAAAGCCACCGCAAAGGCAACTGCGGAAGCAACCAAAACAGCGGTCAGAGACACGATTGCAGCAGTCAAGGTGATTATCGCAGGAACAAAGGCTCTTATCTCTGCTTTGATAGCAGGCGGTTGGGTTTCTGTTGTGATAATTTTGATTGTTGTCCTCTTTGGTTGTGCCGTTTCTCTGTTCGGCGGTGGTGGCGGCAGCAATGCCTATACGCCTGTCAGTGCGGAGGTGGAAGCCTATGAGCCATTGATACAGAAATATGCCAAGCAATACGGTATCCCTGAATATGTTGAGCTTATCAAGGCGGTGATGATGCAGGAAAGCGGCGGGCGTGGGCTTGACCCGATGCAGGCGGCGGAGGGAAGTTTTAATACACGCTATCCCCACGAGCCGAATGGTATCCAAGACCCTGAATATTCAATCCAATGCGGCGTACAGGAATTAAAGGCAGCCCTTATCTCTGCGGAAGTGGAAAATCCGATTGATATGGAGCATATCAAACTTGCCTTGCAGGGCTATAATTTTGGAAACGGCTATATCTCGTGGGCGAAAACCAACTACGGCGGTTATTCCTATGCAAATGCGGTAGAATTTTCCACCATGCAGGCACAACGGTTAGGGTGGGAAAGTTACGGCGACACACAGTATCCCGCCCATGTGTTACGCTATTACCCGTATGGACGGGCGTTCACAAGCGGCGGCAATCAGGCAATCGTGGAGGTCGCCCTGACACAGCTCGGTAATGAGGGCGGTCAGCCCTATTGGTCGTGGTACGGCTTTGACAGGCGTGTGGAATGGTGTGCCTGCTTCGTATCGTGGTGTGCCGACCAGTGCGGCTATCTGGACAGCGGTATTGTGCCGAAATTTGCAGGCTGCGTAGATGGGGAAAATTGGTTTAAAGGCAATGGGCAATGGCAAGACCGAAACTATGAGCCGACAGCAGGTACTATCATCTTTTTTGATTGGGAGAACGACGGAGAAACCGACCATGTAGGTATTGTGGAGAAATGTGAGAACGGTGTTGTTTATACCGTTGAGGGTAACTCAGGAGATGCTTGCAGACAAAACCAATACAGTGTTGGAAGCAGCTCAATTTATGGTTATGGTATCCCTGCTTATTAAGAAAAGGGGCAAAAGAAAAACCAGAGGTTTAATCCTCTGGCTCTTTTGCCTTACATAGTCCGTTTACCGTTGCTTCTATGACGGAAAGCTCTTTATCGTCTAATTTGTTGAGCTGTGCGTCTAAGCGTCTGCGGACAGAACTTTTTTCGACTTCTTTATTTGGAAATATGTACTCGTCAACAGACACATCGAACATCGTAATAAGCTGGATAAACAGCTCAATACTTGGATACTGCCCCTCGTTTTCGATAGATTGAATGTGTCTGGGAGCATAGCCGATTATGCCAGATAGCTGCTCCCTTGTCATCCCTTTGGCTTCACGGGCTTTTTTAATTGCCTGCCCAATCGGCGTGAAATCAAAGTCAAAATGATTGTTCCTTTCGTCCATTAGCTCACCACCTATCCTCTGAAAATCTTACCTTTATATTTTACAGAGATGTGGCTTCTGATTAAACGATGCGAAATCTCTTGCAACGAGAGATAAAATATCCTATTGCAAGAGATAAAAATTCATATTTATATAGTTGAGGACATGGGCTCAGATAGTTATAATAATAAAACGTGTTTGAGTTCATTCACATAATTCGAGAATAAAAATTTTGATTTGGACTATCCTTTTATGTGTTTCAATCGTTATACATTATAGAACGGGATAAAGATTTTGAACTTCTAATAATGGGAAAGGAGGATTTTGTGCAAAATGATTTTCTACTAATCAGAAAAATGAAACAAGGTGATGATGATGCACTTGATTTATTTGTCCACAAATATTATCAAGACATTTTAAACTATTGTCATTATCATTGCTCTGATAAAACGTATGCAGAAGATTTGGCACAGGAAACCTTTGTACATTTTTTCTCAAAATTATCTGATTATCATTATAGGGGAAAAACCTTGAATTACTTATATACGATAGCCAGCAATCTGTGTAAAGATTATTTGAAGAAAATAAAGGAGATACCTCTGGAAGAAAATGAAATAGTGGAAGAAAACCAAATGGAAAATATTCTGAATAAAATTTTGGTAGAGCAGGCTTTAAAGCAATTACCAGTTGAATTATGTGAAGTACTTACACTTTATTATTTTCAAGAGTTAAAACTTACAGAGATTTCCGACACATTACAAATAGGACTTCCTCTGGTAAAATATCGTTTACGAAAGGCGAAAATTCAGTTGGAGGAAGTTTTGAGAAAGGAGGAATATGATGAATTTGGAAGAAAGAATGAAAATGTATAAGGAATCTGTACAAGTCAAATCTAAAGAAGAAAAAATACAGGAAACAATCTGTAAATCAAAAAATGCCTTTTTTATGGCAGAACAAGAACGAACGCTTTCTTACCACGAATTTTTATGGACACAGCTTCGTGTGATACAAAAAAGATGGTGGGTTCTTCAATTTATGCTTCTGGTAGCGTTATGGATTGCCTTAAGTTCTATCCATGATGAAATATATATTAAAAGAAGCATGGGTGTAGCAGCGGCACTGTTTGTAATCCTTATTATTCCCGAATTGTGGAAAAACAGGTCATGTGAGTGCATGGAAATCGAAGCAGCCTCATATTATTCGCTTAAACAAGTATATGCAGCGCGCATGTTATTATTTGGCGTTACAGATGTTTTTTTGATTACTCTGTTTTTAGGAACCGCTTCGGCAGGGTTGAACATTGGGTTGTCAGAATTAGTTGTTCAATTTCTTTTTCCGCTTTGTGTTACTTCTGGTATCTGTTTTGGAATCTTATGCAGTAAATATTCATTCAGTGAAACAGTTGCTATTATTCTGTGCGTTATATGGAGTGCAGTATGGCTTTTTGTTGTTTTGAATGAAAATGTATATACAATGGTAACTATTCCTGTTTGGTTAGCTTTACTGGGAGCAACAATACTTTTTCTTATTCTTACTGTATGCCGTATTTTAAAGAACTGTAATCAATATTTGGAGGTGTCACTTGATGAAATTAGAACTTGATGGTTTAACAAAAGAATTTGGTGATTTTACGGCTGTAAATCATATAGACCTTACTATGACAAACGGTGTATATGGTCTTTTAGGCGTAAACGGAGCAGGAAAAACAACCTTGATGAGAATGCTGTGTACCTTACTAAAGCCTACAAGCGGAACCATATATTGTAATGGGAAAGATATTTTTAGTATGGATAGCGAATACCGTAAACTGTTGGGATATTTGCCGCAGGAATTTGGATTCTACCCCGAATTTACCGTAGAGGACTATTTACTTTATATTGCAGCCTTGAAAGGAATCCGTCCTGTTGTCGCAAAAAAACGTGTAAAAGAGTTAATTGCTAAGGTTGGTCTTTCAAAGGTAGCAAATAAAAAAATGAAAAAATTATCTGGCGGTATGAAGCGCAGGGCAGGAATTGCACAGGCTATGTTGAACAACCCGAAGATTCTGATACTTGACGAACCGACGGCAGGGCTTGACCCGAATGAAAGAATTAGATTCCGAAATTTGATTAGCGAACTTTCAGAGGACAGATTAGTATTATTATCCACACATATTGTTTCTGATATTGAATATATAGCCAATGAAATTTTGTTGATGAAAGACGGAAAACTTATGCACAAAGGAACCGCAGACGAAATAATAAATTCTATGACGGAAACGGTCTGGGAATGTTTTGTGGAAAAGAACATGGTATCTGATTTTATGAAAAAGTATAAAATTTCAAATATGAAATCAGAAGCAGACGGTGTTATCTTAAGAATTATTTCCCATGAAAAACCATTTGTAAATGCCCAAAGCGTAGAAGCTTCGTTAGAAGATGTATTCTTATATTATTTTGGAGAGAAGGCAGGTGATGAAAATGCTGCGATTTGAAATAAAAAAGGTGTTTTCTAAAACTAAAAACAGGATAACAATTATAGTTTTGCTTGTGATACTTATTGCGACCAGTATTTTAACGATTAACAGAGTTGAGTATGTTGACGAAAGCGGGAATCATTTAACAGGTATTTCGGCAGCAAAAAACCTTAGAGAAGCCAAAAACGAATGGTCAGGCTACCTGACGGAGGACGTTTTCCAAAACGTTCTTGAAGAAAACAGAAGTATTAACAATGAAGCATCATCAGATAGCATTGAGGAAGAAAATAAGAGATTTGCAAAGAAACAGGGGATTTCAACAATCAGAGATGTTATCAATTATGCGTTTAGCGAATACAGAGATTATAATGATTTTGCCATTGATAACATTTCTGATGATGAAGCCAGCACTGTCTATGAAAGAAGAATTTCTACTTTAAAAGAATATCTTGATTCTGGAGAAGAAACATTTACAGAAAAAGAAAAAAGTTTTCTGATTCAGCAATATGAAAATTTAGATACACCTTTTTATTATGAATATATGGACGGTTGGTCAGCATTACTGCAAAACATATCAACATTTATACTGATTTTGGCATTAGTGATAGGTTTTTTTGTGTCTGGAATATTTTCAGACGAATTTCAGACAAAAGCGGATTCCATTTTCTTTTCAACCAGATTAGGAAGAAATAAAGGTGTTCTATCAAAAATAGGGGCGGGTCTTACGATTGTTTCAGCTTTCTATGCAGCTTTTGTATTTTTATATACGTTTATTGTCCTTTCGGTGTTGGGAACAGATGGAGCAAACTGTCCGATTCAGTTAGATTTATGGAGAAGTGCATATAATGTGACATTTTTACAGGCATATTTGCTGATTGTGGCAGGTGGTTATATTGGCACATTGTTCGCTTCCATGTTAGCAATGCTGGCTTCGGCTCTGACACGTTCTACACCAACTGCAATCATTGTACCCTTTATTATATTATGTGCATTTCCGTTTTTAAGCAGAATTATTACTTTACCGGGATTATGCTCTTTCTTCCCTGACCAGTTATTAGAAATTTATTTGGATATTAAAGAAGCTGGACTTGTAACATTGGGAGGTAAAGTAACAACAATAGCAACCGTTATTGTTCCTGTATATGCCGTGATATGCTTGATTCTTCTACCTATACTGTATAAGGTCTACAAAAAAACGGAGATAAAATAAATGAAGCGATATACAAGACGAAAAAGCTATAAAGTGAAAATATTATTTAGCCTGCTGTTTTTAATAATCTTGTGTATGATGGCAGGCAAGGTACTTAATTCAGATTTTACATTACTCCCTCTTGATAACATAACACATCATGTTGCCAGTGGGGATAATGGTTGGAATCTGATTCTTGTAAATCGCAATAGTTATATTCCTGATGATTATAAAGTAGAACTTACAGAATTATCAAATGGGGAAAAAGTAGATTCCAGAATTTATCCAGAATTGCAGGAAATGTTTAATGACGCAAGGGCGCAAGGGTATGGTTTATTTGTCAGAGAGGGGTATAGGACGCAGGAAGAACAACAGCAGCTATTGAACGAAAAGATAGAAGCGTATGAAAATGAAGGAAAATCGAAGTCCGAAGCGAAAAAACTTGCAGAGCAATGGGTGGCAATTCCTGGAACCAGTGAACATCAGTTAGGAATTGCGGTTGATATAAATGCTGACACTACAAAAAGTTCAAGTGATGATGTATATAGCTGGCTTGCGGAAAATGCTCATAAATATGGCTTTATAAAGCGTTACCCCTCAGATAAAACAGATATAACTGGTGTCATAAACGAACCTTGGCATTATAGATATGTTGGAAAAGAAGCCGCTTTGGAAATATATTCTCAGGGAATGTGTTTAGAGGAATATATAGATACGCTGGAATAGAATGGAGGTTGAGGTATATGGAATGGGTGTATTGCCCTATTTGCAAAAATAAAACTCGAACTAAAATACGAAAAGATACAGAGTTGATAAACTTTCCTTTGTTCTGTCCGAAGTGTAAACAAGAAAGTGTAATCAATGTGACAAAACAAAAAATAACAGTTGTAGAGCCAGACGCTAAGACGCAGAGCCGATGAACTTGTGAAATGAAATCACAGTTTGTCGGCTCTGTTTTTATATAATCACAGGTAGGACAAGCCCACCGAATAAAAAAAACGGTGCTTTTGGTGGGCTGTATTGTCACGCTTAAATGAATGCCCCTCTAAACCCGTTTTGAGTTTGGAGGGATTTTTTATGTGTTGGTCTAATACCATCACGCCGCTGTTTATAAGAAGCGGCAACTATTTACATAGTATCACGAATAAGCGAGGATAACCTGTTAAAAAAATCCCTGCTTGGGCGTGGTACTCTTATACCTCGAAAGTAGATGTCAAATCGCTACAAAATAGAAGTGATTATGCTTATATCCGCATTGGCTTGACAGCCTTTGCGGATTTTTTCGTGTCGCTTTTTGTAAAAACGCAGGACAAGCCTAATTCTGGCGTTGGATGCCGTTCACCGCCTGCCAATCTGAATTTTTCAAAAAATTCAGATTGGAGGAAACAGAAGTGTTTGACAACACAAATCCCTATACAATCCGTTTCGAGGAAACGGACGGCAGAAAACGCTACTTTGTAGCATTTACAGATGGGCAGGGTAACTTCCGAGAAACAGAGGTTTCAAAGGCTGTTTATATGGAGTTTTGCCACTTTATCAAGCGTGAGCGTAATCTTCGCAGGTCTGATGAAAGGCATTTGGAGCAATCGGAACTGACCGAGGAAACGCTTTGCAGACGGGCGGTACATAAGCCAAAGCCTGTTGACGATGCGGTAAACGATAATATCCGAATGGAACGGCTCAACCGAGCAATTATGGAACTGCCCGAAATACAAAAGCGGCGGTTTATGCTCCACTTCGATTTAGGCTTAACCTATGAGCAGATTGGAGCTATGGAGGGCTGTACGAAAATGCCTATCAAGCGTTCTATTGACAGGGCGATTGAAAAAATTCGCCTTGCATTAAAAAACTTTTGATTTTTAGGGGCTACTTATAGCTTCTGAGTGTGGAAACAGGTGAAGGGATAAAAACCTTTGCCTGTTTTCCTTTGTGTGGCGAAAACGGGATTGCACCTTGAAAACTGAATACCCATTCGCCAAATACTTCCTCTTTGTGATTGTGATGAGCATAAGCGTGTGTAGCGATACGCCAAGACCTGCCGATTAGCAGAAAGCGTTGAAAGGTGGTGAGCGAGTAACTATCGACTCAAAATATCGGGCAGCTCCCGATTTCGCCATAACCCACAAAGAGCATAATGGTACTCCCGTCCAGTCATAGTCCGAGCGTGATTAAACCGTCGCAGGCAATGAGGGCGGCTCTGTCAGAACGACAGTTGGGGTGGAACCCCCGTGGCGTCAGTTAGCTGCTGACCGTTTGGCGACTTCCCTGCGTGTTATAACGCATTGCATTTCGGGGTGTCGAGGACAAATTGAAATGCTCCTATCATAAAGCCAAACGCAAGGCGGTCTATGGAAACAGAGTTTTGTTTTATGCTCTCCCGACCTTAAATACTTCCTTGTGTTTGGCTGCCTACATAGGCAGAAATCTCTTGCCTAAATTCAGATAGGAGGTCAAACAAATGGAGAAAACGATTAAGCGTGGGGATATTTACTACGCAGAACTTAACCCCGTTATCGGCTCGGAGCAAGGAGGTACACGCCCTGTACTTATCATTTCTAATGATATAGGAAACAGGCATAGCCCCACGGTTATCGTTGCCGCTATCACGAGCCGAGTACACACAAAGGCAAAGCTGCCCACCCATACTGCTATCAGAGATTTTGAGGGTCTTAACAAGGACTCTATTATTTTGCTTGAACAGATACGTACTATTGATAAGAAGCGTTTACAGGAATATATCGGTATGCTTTCCGAAAGTGAGATGGCAAGAGTTGATAAGGCTCTTGCCATTAGCGTTTCGCTGAACATACTAAAAGGTACAAATTGATGATTTCATAGAAATTCGCACATTGGTCATTTGATGGCTGTACTTCTATAATTGAGGTACAGCCGTTTTAATTTAGCGGAGGTAGACAGATGGAAGATGTAAAAGTATCTAATGGTGCAGATTGCCAACTTGAACAAAAATGTGACGAGAAAGAACGATTTGACAAATTTATGAATGTGATGGTGCAAATCGTAGAAAAGTACGGGCAGTCAGTTTTGCAGGATTTAGATTGTGTTGCGTAGAAATACGCAACCTTACATAGAAACATTTTCCTATATTTATTATGGAGGTGCAATATGAACAGAGAAGGAAAAAAGTGCGTTCTGTATCCAAGAGTTAGTACAGAAATGCAGGTTGATGGATATAGCCTTGAGGGTCAGAAAAACGGATTAAAACGATTTGCAGACCGAGAAGAAATGGAGATTGTCGGCATTTATGAGGATGCAGGAAAGTCGGGAAAATCTATTGAGGGTCGCCCTGCGTTTAAGAAAATGCTTTCTGATATTGGGAATGGATTGGAAATAGATTATATTCTGGTATATAAACTTTCCCGATTTGGCAGAAATGCAGCAGACATATTAAATTCATTAGAGTATGTGCAATCCTACGGCGTAAATCTGATTTGCATTGAAGAAGGGATTGACTCATCACAGACAAGCGGCAAACTGTTAATATCTGTCCTTTCTGCTGTTGCTGAAATTGAAAGAGAGAATATTATCGAGCAGACGATGAATGGTCGCAGAGAAAAAGCAAGACAAGGCGGTTGGAATGGCGGATTTGCTCCGTATGGATATTATTTGAAAGACAATCAGCTTTTAATAGAAGAAAGTGAAGCGGCGGCTATTCGCATTATATTTGAGAAATTTGCAGGCTCGGATATAGGGTACGGCGGTATCGCTAAATATCTTAATTTGCAAGGAATAAAGAAAATACCCCGACAGAATGGTACTTTGGAAAATTGGAGTGGTCATCTGGTGAGGCAGATATTAGACAATCCTGTTTATTGTGGCAAAATTGCTTATGGTAGAAGAACAAGGGAAAAAGTTAAAGGCACGAAAAATGAATATAAGCAGGTACACGCCGAAGATTATATATTAGAGGACGGGCAGCACGAAGGTATTGTCAGCGAGGAATTATGGCAAAAAGTTCACGCTAAGCGTGTAGCTACGGGAATAAAGCAACCGTCCAAAACAGGTAAGGATAGGTCGCACCTTTTAACTGGTGTGTTGAAATGCCCTCTTTGTGGAAGCCCGATGTATACCAATAAGCACGCTTGGACAAATAAGGACGGCACATATAAAGAAGTGTACTATTATATTTGTGGCAGAAATAAGCAGGAGCGTGGTCATTATTGTGAGTACAAAGCATCGCTAAGAAAAACAGATATAGAGCCGCTTGTTATCGAAGCAATTAGAGAGTTAGTAAGTGATAAGAGCTTTGCAAAGGAAATTAAAAAACGATTTGGTGTCCAGACCGATACGAGCAAAATAGATAAGGAGCTTGCAAATTATGAAAGTAAGTTGAAAGAGGTTGATTTGAACAAAGCCCGTTTGGAACGGGAAATTGACAATCTTCCTGCTGATGCAAAATATCGGGAACGAAAAATCCACGATATGACAATAAGACTTGATGGACTGTATGACACAATAGTGGAGTTGGAAGAACGAATTGAAGATGCAAAATTGCGAAGAAGCTCTATTGAGATGGAAGCAATCACGCTTGAGAATGTTTACAGAATTATGGAGAACTTCAGCAAACTTTATGCTATAATAAGTGACGAGGAAAAGAAAAGCCTTGTTTCCTATCTGATTAAAGAAATTCAGATATACCCTAACGGCACATCAGACAGGATTTTGAAGTCGATAGAGTTTAATTTTCCGATTTATCGTGACGGACGGGAGATAAGGAAACTTTTGTGGGAAAACGGTAATACCGTTGAGTCGGTAGTTCTGATGCAGTATTGTGGAAAATAA